TCCGCCACTTTCGGGACGCAGCCAGAGTAACTGAGACAACTGGCTTAATGAGTAACTGCTGGCAAAGCCGCTAAATGACTTTCTCAGGTCGTGCAGAGGCTCACGCACCCGATTCAATCAAAAGGAAAACAATATGAGTAAAGATTGTGGATGCGGAAGAAGTCCAACTGGAAAGTGTGTCGGATGGCATAGCTTGACAAATGAAGAATATTCTGCTAAACTACAGGAACATGAGAGAAAGCAGTTGATGGAATCTGCTCCTCGATTGCTTCGTGACTAAACGCTGCCTTGGTATAGCTGGTGCGTACATGCGCCTGAAGAGCGTGGGGACTCTGTTCGATTCAGAGAGGCAGCACCAAATCGCATATATTATAAATAAGTATATACACTATGTTGTATGTTACTAATACTTAATCGTGAAAAAGGAATACGGAAATGAAGTTTATTGTTTTAATCGGCGCAGTAGCACTGGCCGCAACTACTTTCACTCCACTCGCTCATGCCAGTGCCGCTCTTAGCGGCCTTGACAAGCAATGTTATAATACTCTTCGCAAGGAATGGTCTGGTTGTAATAAGGGATCAGGCGCAGAAAATAAGAATCTTCCAGACTTCAAGTTTAATATGAAGTCTCACGGCAAGCCAGGAAAGCCAGGCGGTAACGGTGGCAATGGTAATGGCAACGGCGGCACCGATAACGGTGGTGATGGCAACAACGGCGGTGGCGATAATGGCAACGGAGGCGACAACGGTAACGGAGGCGACAATGGAGGCGATAACGGTAACGGTGGTGATAACGGTAATGGCGGTGACAATGGCAACGGTGGCGATAATGGCGGCGATGGTGGTTGCCAAGGAGCTGGCGGCGGTAACTGCGGCATAGGAAACGGTGGCGGTGGTGGTAATGGAACCGGCAACGAAGGCAACGGTAACGGCCCTGGCGATAATGGTAATCAGCCCGACAATAACAACGGCGGTGGCAATAACCAGAACTCTCCTCAGCTCAACAGCAATGATGTAAACGGTTTTGATCCTTCTACCGGTCTATACGGACCTGGTACCTAATCACACTAAGCGTCTGGGGAGGTGTTGGCAATCTCACCGGTCTCATAAGCCGGACAACCAAGTTCGAAACTCGGCAGACGCACCAAACTAAATACTTCACGGCCAATCAAGGTCGAATAATGAGGTATTAACATGCTAAACACACTCGTTGTATTAGTTCTAGTCGTTGCGGTTCTCTGGGTTCTCTGGGAAATGTGGCAGAATGGCTGGGATCTTAAGAAGGGTGGCGCTGCTATCGTAGCCGCTGCTGCTGCTTGGTGGGTCTGGGTTCACGATTCAGTATCTTTCCTAGTTTCTGGAATGTAAATAAAGAACCGTCGTTGGCCCGTGACGGTATATAAATCCTCGGGGTGTAAGTTCCTGCCTTGACCCTTCCATAAGGAATCACTGATCGCAGTAACCGCTAACGGGCCTCCAATTTAAATGCCGATTCCGACGGGAATCGGTCGAGTGCAAGGAAATGGCTGGACGCAAAGACCGGCTAACTTGGCTAGATGGTGTGGTGCCCGTGTATGATCTACGAGAGTAGAAGATGCATCGTTTCCGACCAAGAAAATCTAGGCTGTCGCGTTGAACAGGTATCTGGGCCGTGACTTGTGGGTGTACCCGAATCCCACCTCACCTTATTAATCAGTAGGAGCATAAATGCCAGGTCCATTATGGGAAGCGACTAGAGACTTACACCATGCTTGTGAAGCGCATCCTGTTGGTGCAGCTATGGCAAGCGGTAGTCCACCCATGAAATGGTACGCTGACTGGCTTTCCGCTCTTTACACCATACACTGGGAAGTTGATCAATATATTCCGAAAGTCATTCATAGAACGGAAAGAGTTCAAAATGACTTGACATCAACCAACTGTTCTGCTAATATAATAAGTGCTGCCAACAAATATACCAATTCCTTGATAACGGAAAAAGATATTGCAGGCGCTGCTTATGTTCTTACTGGAGCGCACCTGATGGGCGGCGAGATTATGCGTAGGCGTCTTGTTGGTTATCCTACCACTCATCTGGAATGGGATGACCGTAAGGCAGCACTTGTAGAATTGAATAAGTTTAGAGAGCGTGAAGAGATTGTAGAGGAATCTAAAAACTGTTTTCATGCTCTTCTAAAGATTATGGACGAAATTAAGGCCGATTAGCTCAGTGGGAGAGCGCCTCGTTTACACCGAGGATGTCGGGAGTTCGACCCTCTCATCGGCTACCATTTTGAGGTTGTTATGAATAAGATTACACTATACAAAGTCTTTGATGATGAATCACGCACTCCAATTAAAGCGGCATCAAAAGAACGAGAATGGATGGGAGCAAACAATAGATTTGCCTATAGGTGTCTTCCTCTCGTAATAGCTAATCAACATGGCTGGACTTTTTCTTTAAAAGAAAGAATTTGCGCTGAGTGGAATGGTATTAATGAGATAGATGGTGTAAAAATTGAATCTTCATCACACATGGCAGGAAGTCACTTTGGCAATGGAATATTAACTTTTAGTCTTGACTATCTTTTTAAATTGCCAGAAGGATATAGTTTATACATCACAGGTCCTCCTAACAGTTCGAAAAACAGTATTGTGCCACTTACAGGTATATACGAAGCAGACTGGGCTCCATATTCTTTTACAATGAACTGGAAGTTTACGGAAGCAAATCGGCGTGTTGTATTTGAAGAAAATGAACCATTCTGTTTTATATTTCCTATACAGAGAAATAATATTGAATCATTTTCTGTAGAGGTAAAAAGTTTGAGAGATAATCCTGAACTAGAAAAACAGTATACTGAATGGGGATTTAGAAGAAACGAATTCAATAATAATCCAAATCGTGGACCAGATCACTGGCAAAAACAATACTTCAGAGGTGAATATCCTGATGGATCTAAATGCCCTTATGATCATAAAACTAAACTCAACATAAAACTTGAGAGCTAAATATTAGAAAATAATGCGGATATGGTGAAATGGCAGACACGCTAGTCTTAGGAACTAGTGCTTCGGCGTGGGGGTTCAAGTCCCTCTATCCGCACCAACACGCCTCTATAGTATAAAGGTAGTACACGGCTTTGGTAAAGCCGAGACACAGGATCGATACCTGTTAGAGGCACCAGATAACGCCCGCTTAGTTAAGTGGCATAACATCGGTTTTGTAATCCGAGGTTGGGAGTTCGATTCTCTCAGCGGGCACCATTTTAAATAGGAACTTAATGATGATTAGAAAGCATCTCGACCTAGACGCCGTTCGTGCGTTTATTCAATCACAATCTCCAGAAACAAAGGTATATCTTGGTGGCGATTCCGAACGCTTTCAAATCGATGGCGTGTGGTATGCCGACTACATCAATGTGGTAGTTGTTCATAAAAACGGCAAGAACGGTTGTAAGGTATTTGGTGGTATCGTGCGTGAGCGCGACTATGACCAGAACAAGGACAAGCCTCGTATGCGTTTGATGAATGAAGTAATGAAGACTGCTTCGCTTTATCTGGAACTATACGATGTGCTTGAGGATCGTGAAACAGAAATCCACTTGGACATTAATCCGGACATGAAGCACGGTTCTTCGTGCGTTATCAACGAAGCTGTTGGCTACATTCGTGGTATGTGTAACATCATACCTCTGGTTAAGCCAAATGCCTGGGCCGCATCTTACTGTGCGGATCGATATAAGGACGCTATTCAACACGCACATAAGGCGGTAGCATGATGTTTATCAAGTTAACAAATATGGTTCCCGAACGGAAAGGTGATCCTCTATATCTCAATGTAAATCATATCAAGGTGGTATATGAGGATCACGTTGAAGGAGGCAGTCTTTTGACTCAAGTCCATGCAGAGAATGTTACATGGTCTGTCGAAGAAAGTCTTGGTGAAGTAATGAAGTTGATTGGAGAAGCAGTCTAAAATGGCAAGATTTTTCGTTATGATTTGTGTCGTTATCTTCGCAATCTTTATGTTGGTTGTCGGAGCTAAAGCAGAAGTATTCATTACGATTGATAAGTCGGATCAAACAATGTATGTTGAAACTTTGACCGATACATATGAATGGCCAATCTCTACAGGTCGAAAAGGATATAATACACCGTCTGGAAAATATCGCCCGTACCTACTTAAGAGACTCCACTATAGCAAGAAGTATGATAATGCGCCGATGCCTTGGTCGATCTTTTTTCACGAAGGATACGCAATTCATGCGACTGGTGAAGTAGAGCGTCTTGGATCTCCAGCCTCTCACGGTTGTGTTAGACTTGAACTAAAGAATGCTCGTTGGTTATATCGCTTGATTGATGAGAGTGGCAAAGAGAATACATATATACGAGTAATAGAATAATGGAAGGTTGGCCGAGAGGCCGAAGGCACCTCACTGCTAACGAGGCGTACCTTAATCGGTACCGTGGGTTCGAATCCCACACCTTCCGCCATATAAATAGTGATATAACTCAGAGGAAATAAAATGGAAGAATTAGTAGAGAAGATGAAGGTAGTATTAGCAAGTACCTTTGCTGCTGGACTTAAAGCTCAGTCATATCACTGGAATGTAATTGGTTCCGATTTCCCACAACTCCATGATTTCTTTGCCACTATATACGAAGATTACCATGGCGCAGTTGATCCATTAGCGGAACACATTCGTCAGTTAGATGCTTTTGCACCTCAGACCTTGACAAGAATGAAAGAATTGTCTATAATAATGGAAGATGAGAAGATTCCTACTGCGGAAAAGATGATTGCCAATCTTCAGACCTGCAACGAGAATCTTTCCAATCTAGTTGTTGAAGCGTATGAAATGGCAGAAGCACAGAAGATGTATGGTCTTTCCAACTATCTTCAAGATCGCATCACTGCTCAAATGAAACTTGCTTGGATGATCAAAGCCACAATGGGAAAGAAGTCATGAAAAAGTTCTTAGTCGCGGGAGTAGTTCTTTTAGCTATGCTTGCAGGATCCGTTCCAGCCTCTGCGGATAACTCCGAAGAAATGATTATTGGAATTTTAGGCGGTGCTCTTGGCGGTCTGCTTATCGGTGAAGCCCTTGGTAATGGAAATCGAGTTTACGCTGCACCACAATACTACTTACCGCCGCCTATTGTGTATGAAGAATATGTAGAACCAGCACCAGTTCGTTGTGTATACAAAAAGAAGCGAGTATACAGCCCAGAGGCCGATGAGTATCTGATTGTAAAAAAGCGTGTTTGTTATCGATAAGAAAGTGGGCACCTTCGGGTGCCCTTTTGCATTATGAATCCATTTGAACAAAGAAGAATAATCAAAGAAGAACGACTAGAAGTCTGTAACTCCTGTGAACGCTATGATAAGGAATCTACGCGATGCAAGGAGTGCGGATGCTTTATGGAATACAAATCTTTCATACCCTTTGCTCAATGTCCCCTCGGAAAGTGGAATAGATAAATACTTTAAAATGGAGTGATTCTATGGCGGCATTATCAAACAATGATTTATCTAAAAGAGACAACCTACAAAATTTTTATGATGCTTTAACAAAAGGATCAACTCTACAGCTTGGTGCAACAGGTGCTAGTGGAGATGCTGTGCCTACAGGAAAAGTTAAGATCACTATAGATGGTAAAGCTAAGGAATATAATCCGCCAAAAATTACCGATCTACAGAATTACTTGAAATCTCCTAAACGAAAACTATTACAGATAGAAGTAAAAGTTTCAAGAAATAAGAAAATAGTTCGTTTAGGAGATATTTTTAAAAGTAAACTTTTTGGAGGTACAGCTTCAAAAGCTGGAGCTGGAGGATCTGAAAGACAAGAGCGAGGATTAGTTGATGCTATTATGACATCCCAAGGGCTAAGTAAAAAAGTTTATATTTCGAGTTTAGGATTAAATATCAATATTATTAGTGCCGTGAAAAATGATCCTAAAGATGCCGGCGCAGCTTATATTCCTCACATGAAAGCTAGTAAAGAACCATATACCGATATGATCTTAAATGTTAAGCAGGCAAACAAAGGGCAACAGCTTAGAGTTTCAATGAAAGGCGATTCTGCTCCCTCTCTAGCAGGAGGTGGTTTATCAGGGCTTATGGACATTGATTCAAAAATGACAAAATCTGTATGGGCAAAAGCAATAAACTTTATTAAAAAACAAGGTTTCAAACAAGGCGATATAATTAAGGCTTCTGAGATTCCTGATTTGTCTGTTAGAATACCTGATGAACTAGTTAGAAAAGTAATTGTAGGTACTGCCGAGATCGGTGGACCAATTACTCACATGTATATAGGACCAATGGATGTAGTATCTCAATTTAATAAAGCTAATGGTGAGTTAACAGTAAATGGAAAATTTTATACGGTAGAAGAATATATACAAAAAATTCCATCTTTTTATATCGTAATACGAAAAAGAGATATTGATGAAAGTGGAAAAATTCAAATAGACATTGAAGGTGAAACTACGAACACAGAAGGATTGCCGATCTTATTTAAGAGTCCTAAAAAAGGAAAAAATAATGCTAGAGTTATCGTAGCTCAACATCCTAGAGGTAGAGAAATACTGTGATCAACTATCAAGACTATCTAACAGAATCAAAAGAAGGTAAGAACCTTCACTTAGAACACTTGGAGGACGAAGTACTCAATGGAGGAGTTACTGGAACAAGAGGTGCAATATCCTTTCTACAGTCTCTTCGTGATATGCTTGCTGGTCACGCTACTGGTAGGTCAGTGAATTTAACAACAAAGTGGGATGGCGCACCGGCCATCTTTGCTGGTATCAATCCAGAGAATGGCAAATTCTTTGTTGGTACGAAAGGAGTATTTGCTCAAAACGCAAAGCTCAATTATACTAATGGTGATATCGATAAGAATCATCCTGGTGAAGGCCTAAATGCAAAACTAAAGATTGCTTTGAAGTATCTATCCGAACTTGGCATCACTGGTGTTATGCAAGGCGATATGATGTTCACTTCATCAGATATCAAGAACGAAAAGATTGATGGCAAATCTTACATTACATTCCAACCAAACACAATTGTATATGCTGTTCCTGCTGATAGTGGTCTCGCTAAATCCATAAAATCTGCGAAGATGGGTATTGTTTGGCACACAACATATAACGGCGATACAATGGCCGATATGAAAGCATCATTTGGAGCTGATATTGGTGGTATGAAGATATCAAAGAATGTTTGGTATCGGGATGCTTCATTTGTAGATGCAACTGGTACTGCAACATTTACCAAGCAAGAGACTGATGTTTTGAATTCTATTCTATCACAAGCAGGTAGCATATTCAGAACAATATCTCCTCGCACAATGAATCAGATTGCTACAAACGATACATACAAAATTACAATCAAGGCTTGGAACAACCTGAAGGTTCGTGAAGGTAAAGAGATCACAAATACAACATCTCATGTTGCTGGTCTTATTTCCAGCGTAGAGGAAAAGTTGAACAAGTCCATTTTGGAAGCAAAGAAAGCAGACACGAAGCAAAAGCGCCAGATGGAAAAGAAGATCATTATGGAATTCTACAAGTCAAATAAAAATGAGCTAAAGAAGATTTTTGACTTGCAAAATCTCCTGGTTCGTGCTAAAAATATGATTGTGCAGAAACTACAGCAAGTCCAAGATTCCGTTGGAACATATCTAAGAACAGATTCCACTGGACTCAAGGTAACAGCACCGGAAGGATTCGTTGCTATTGATAAGATCGGTAACGCAGTTAAACTTGTAGATCGATTGGAATTTTCACAAGCAAACTTTAATGCTACAAAGAATTGGTCAAAATGAAACTTAAGTCATACTTGAAAACTCACAAGAATGAAGTCCGCACATTGAATGTATGGGACATTGATGATACTTTGGGGCAGACATCCGCAAAAGTAAATATCAAAAGGGACGGTAAAGTGATCAAGTCTCTTGCGCCTGGTGAGTATAACAACTATAAGCTCGGTAAAGGTGAAGAGTTGGACTTTTCTCAGTTTCGTTCTGGTAAAATCTTTCGTGATACATTCAAGCCCATAGCAAATGTTTTGAACAGAGCTAAAACGATTGTTTGGAATCAATCCGAAAACTCACACTCTATCGTCATTACTGCCCGAGCAGACTTTGATGATCACAAAGAGTTTTTAGAGGCGTTTCGTGATCATGGATTCCCTATCGATCATGTCTATGTCGAACGCTCTGGCAACTTGGCTAAACTCAAGCCAAGATCACCAGCACATATCAATAAGGGTGTTATTCTAAAGAAATATCTGGCCACAGGTAAGTGGGATCGCATTCGTATGTGGGATGACCATGAGAAGAATCTGGACATGCTATACAAGGTCGCGGCCATGTATCCTGATGTAGAAGCAGTTGGATACCTAG